TAGAAGTTTTTAAATCTATTTCTATAACATCTCCTGCACGCCTCCAGCCTTTAGAAGAAAAAACATCTTTTATTATTAATATTTTCATATTGTATATTTTAAACAAAGATAAAAAAAAAGAGCCGACCTAAATCGACTCTCGAACAAACTAAACTAAACTAATAAAAACCTTTCGTTTCTATAAGCTAAACAAAAGCAAAGTTATTAAAAAAAACTTTATTCTTACCCTTTAAACTCAATCTTATTGTCTGCATTTCGCCTTTATTTCTAAAAATAAAAAAACCATTATAATAATTAACGTAAACTGCAAAAAAATCCACAAGGTCTATACTATAATTAACCCTGCTATTTTGTAGGTGAGCTTGTATATTATTTCTGTTTTTTGTGGGTGTTTTAGTAGTTGACTTTACTTGAACCCTCAATAGTTCTTTTCCTGTATCAATTATACAGTCGTAAACTGAAGAATCCATTAAAGGAAAACTAACGTTGTAACCTAATTCTAAACATTTTGTGGCAAATAAATATTCGGCAAATGTCCCCCTTTGGTTATTATCCATTAGGCTAAGTTAAAAAAAAAACGCCTAAACTTAATTTAGACGCTTTTCCAACTATGAAAAAAGGGTGTTTTTATCTCTTTTGTATCTCTTCAATTCTTTGTTCAATTTCTAAACATCTACTCGCTAAGAAATGATAATCTGAAGGCGACATTTTGTTTTGAATATGTACAACTATACTAAGGTATAAATTATTTTCGAATTTATTATAATTAATTATCATAGGATATTTTTTAAAAAGTCATTATTAAACCAAAGCAAAAAAAGTAGCACCGCATACATTGAGGCGTAAGCGCCAGCAACCCATACAGCCGCTAAGCCGATTATTCTAGCCGTTTGCTTTCTATTTTCTTTTGCTGTAAGTTTCTTAATCAAAATCATTTCAAATTCATTATCATAATTTTTCATTCTGCCTGTTTTTAGTTATTAATTTATTTTCTATTTGCTAAAGCGTGTTCAAATATTTCATCATTCAAATCTTCATAAACATAGTCAAAAAAGAAATCTAAAGGTATGCTGTAGCCGTCAATGTAAACCTCAGTAATATCTATATCGTGAGCGCCCGGAGTAATGTAATCCCCATACTCCCATTGATAAGTATAGTCTACTGAAATAGTGTAGTTAAATGTTTTGTTTTGGTAAGTAGCTCTTAACTTGTTCATTTTGTTTTGTTTGTTTAAAAGGGGAGTTTCCTCCCCCTGTTTTTTATCCGTTGAAATGTATTTGATGAATGTTCAAGGTCTTTAATGTTGGATAAGTCCAATTTGATTTATAACCTTGTTTTCTTAACGATTCAATAATTTTAAACTTCAAGTTTAATAATTGATTAATGTTTGCTTTATTTTTCATTTGTATAATTATTTTAGTTTTTTATCTATTGCGTTAATTAGTTTTTGAAGTTTTTCAAACTCAGACAAACTCCTACAAGCCTCCATTTTTCTTTCCAGTTGTTGTTTAAAAAGAATCATTTCTTTTGAAGGTCTTGCTGCTTTGATGTCTGCTAGTGTCATAGTTGTTTTTGTTTGTTTGTTTATACAAATATATAAAGAATATTTTAACTACCAAACTTTTTTTTACTTTTTTTTAGTTGAGCATAAAAAAGGGGAGTAGTGATACCCCCCTAATTATTAAAATGAAACTAAGCTTATTAAGCTGTTTCAAGTGCAGTTTTAGCTGTGCTAAACGTTCCTTGTACGATAGCAGCTGGCTCGTAATTAGAAAGCGCCACTCTCTCAGTAGCTCTTACAGTTACAAAACCATCTCTAAAGTTAGTAGAATCTTCACGAGAAAATTCAACAGAAAGATTCTCACGAATCCAAAGCTGAGTTGCACGATTAGAATCCATCATTAAGAATTTACCAGCAGTAACGGCTGTGTTTGTTACGATTGGCACTCCAGCGATTGAAGGCTGTAGGCCTTGGTAAATTTGGTTTTTCAAGTACTCATTAGCTGTAGACTTTAACAATACGATTTTATGCAAATCTGTAGGATTTACCATAATAACGTTAGCGTTATAGTTAGCTAATTGTAATTGGTTAAGACCAGTAATTAAAACATCATACTCGTTAGCTGATTCGATTGCGTTTGCAAAACCTCCAGCGCCCCAAGCAGTACCGTCTGTAAATAAACCATCTAAGTTAGGAGTAGAACCATCACCGTTTAAGATTTGAGTATCTTCTACAGCTAAAATACGCTGAGGGATACGAGCTGAAAGGAATGAAGTTAACGCTGGAATGTCGTTAATCATTTCTTCAGTAATTCTTAAAAAAGTTCCGATTTTCTCTAGCTTAACAGTACTTTCAACTAGGTTGAAGTCTGACTGTGGCAAAGTTGCTCCTCCAGCTACTGTAGTGGGCGCCCCTTCAACTCCGCTTTCTTTAACGTAAGAAATAGTGTGTGCGCTAGTAGACCCTTGTGGAAGGTATGCACGAACGTGCTGAGCTCTTAAAGCGTCAGCCTTGATTCCTGCAACTCTTTCGTCTAGTCCAACTGTCCCAGTAGTGTTATCTGCAAAACTCATATCTCCAACCGCCTTCATTTCGAATTTAGCTGCATTATAGTTCCCTTCAGAAAGACCTTTTAAAACACCTTCATTAATTGACTGAGTTAAAGAACTTTTGAAGTTTAGTTTTTGAGCGCTATCAAATGATTTTTTCATATTAACCTCATTTTGGTCAATACGGTCGCTCACCTCTACAAATTTATTTGTAAGGTTTTCAATTTCGCTTTTTAGTGAAGATTCGATTTCACCTTTAGCGTTATCCATAGCTTGCCCAGAAGCTTTAGCGATTTTTTCATCTACTAAAGAACCAATCTGGTCTAACTGATTTTTTAAATTTTCTTCCATTAGGATTATTTTAATTTATTAATTAAATAGTTATATACATCGTTGCTATTATCTTGTTTTATTACTTGCGGCTCAGTAACCTCAATTTCGGTTGGCTGAGTGCTTAACGTTTTAAAAATAGATTTTAGCTTCAATATTTCTGCTTCAAGCGCATAACCTAAGTCGTCTGAAATATCTCCCTTTCTTATTAACTTAGAAATATTATCATAGCGCTTTAATATTTTGTCTTTATCAATATTACCTTTTACGTCCATTATCATGGCTTGGTCATTTGCAGCAAGCGTGACTGCTGAAATTTCAAAAAGTTTAACCTCGTTAATATTTCTATGCCCCCCTACGAATTCTTTTTGAATTGGTAAAATACCTACTGAGTTTTCGGTAATAACTCCGCTTTTCATTAATTCTATTACATCAAGGCCTAACCTAGTTTTAGGAATATGAGCTTCGAATACAAGGCCTTTTTCATCCTCGTAAAGGTTAACCATTTTACCTAAAGGCTTATCCATATCGTGCTGATATAGATATTTAACTCTTTTGCCATTCTCTTCGATTGTTTTCTTATAGGCGCCTTTATTTATAATATCGCCATCAGAATCAACGTTACCAAAAATAGAACCGTAACCCGTAACAACTCCGCTTTTTTCGTCTGCATCTTTTAATTCTCCTAACTGTGTACTTTTGTATAAAATTTCCATAACGCAAAGATATATATTTTTTTATATAGGTTTAAAAATAGCCAAACAGCCGCAGTTACAATTATTCGCAGGTAAACTTCCAGAGCCCGGATGTGTTAAATACTCACCGCCAACAAAAAACATTTCTTCAAATTTTCTTTTTTGGTTATGAGCTGATATATGAGAATCTCTACTTCTTACAAAAGAAGTTAGCCAAGTTTTTTCTAAATTATCTTTACCGTACATATCTAGCGAAGTTTGCATATTTGCAAAGTTGGCCGCATTCGTGGCTTCAGTTCTTACAATCAATTTACTACGCCACTCGCTTACATCTTTTACTTGGCTTCTTAAAATTCTTCCAGCTTGTCGCTCGTTTAATTTTTGAAACTCTGGCGACCTATGAAAGCGCTCTATAAACTTAGTTAGTTCTTTTTGTTGGGTTGATGAAACGCTTGCACCTCTAAAGTCTGAAATCTTTTTTCCTACATTCCTAAATGCATCTTCCCAAATGCTCCTATAATTATTAGGGTTTATATTAGTTGGGTTTACCTTATTAAAAGTGTCGTAATAAAGTTTTGAAAACCTTAAGCCTATATTTCTATATAATGCGACATATAAAGCGGCAATTTGTGTTTCGTTAAACAGAGCGTCCCAGCCAGTAACTTTTCCGCTTTGCAAGTAACTATCTATTCCTTTGTTGTACTCTCTATTTAGAAACTTTCTAAATGAAGCAACCTCAATAGCCTCAGATTTTTCAAGTAAGCTTTCAAACTTACTTTGATAATCTTCATTAAAATTTTTAGTTAACACTATTTATTTTTATTAGAATAACTTTATTCGCCTCTTAATTTTTTCATTTTATTTATAGCCCAATCAACTCCGCTAGTGCCTCCCCATAAATTCCAAGCTACATAACCGTTATCCTTCCAAGGCGTGTCTTTGTATTTAGGGTCTACTGTGGAATTTTTTCTATGGCGATTAAATTGAGCCATTCTAGCGATAGTATCTTCGCTTAATTTTTCTCTTTTAGCCAAACTTGATGCTCTTTGCCACCCTACAGCGGTTCCGCCTTTAACTTCATCTCTGCCGTACTTTTCACGCCATTCAATCATTCTCCTAGCGTTATTTGTGGCTGATTGTGGGTAATCATTGTATGAAGC